TGTTTTGCGTGCGGTCGCTTTGCACAATCTCGCGAGCGTTGATCGCCATTACGCCAGCCCACACGCTACGCACGACAATCCACTGGTCAGACGTTTGGACAGACTCACCGAAAGCATTGAGCGTTTGGTCGCTCAGCTTTTCGATGGTCACTCGGCGGCGTAGCGTCCCGGCAGTCAAAGCCAAGGCTAGTTCCCCAACGCGATGATCTTGTAGGACGTGCCAGCCGTGCCGGTGATGGTCACGCTGGCGGCGGTCCACCCCGTGTAATCGTTCGTCGCCAGCACCATCTGGCCGCGAGCGACGGTGCCGTTTACCGGCGCGCCAGCCACAGTCACGTCGGCAGCGGCAGTCGCGGTGGCGGCGGCAAGGTTCTCGACGTACCAGAGCTTCACGCGGGAGAGCGTCGATGCCACCGGCAGCGTGGTCGGCGTGCTGCCAACTGTGCCGGTCGTCGCGTACACCTTGCTGACAGTCTGCCCGGTCGTGCCGTTGGTCAGGTACCGCTCAAACGATGCCGGGTACGTCTGGCACGACGGGAACGGGCCGTCGTCCCGCACCTGCGCGGTCAAGGCAAACGACACGCGAGCGTTGGCGTCAGGCATAACTCCCCCAAGAGAACATGGACAGCAGTTCGTCAACGCCGTACGGAACGGAAGGAGCGTTGCCGATGTTGACGGCCACGGCCTCCCGCTGGCCGTACCAGTGAGCCGCCAGCATGAGGATGGCGTGCCGGATGGGTTTGGGGACGGCCAGCCCAGAGTCGCCGTATCCGGCCCACCAGCGAATCGTCACGGCCGCACGGATCGGCCCCGTCACGGGCCAGTAGCCGTTGACGTTGGGCGTCAGCACAGCGGGCGTGCTTGCCCGGTGAGCGAGGAACGTGCCGGGTTGGCTGGTGATGACCGGCACAGCCTCGGTCACGGCAAGCTCTTGCAACGTGACGTTGAGGTAGTTGACCTCGATGGCCTGTCTGCCGGGCGTCGGCGAGAACGGCGGCATCGGCAGCGGGAGTTCAATGCCGACCGGGAACGTGTCGAGCTTCATTTCCAGCCGAGTGTCCACAAAGCATCGCTCGATACGCTGCTCGCAATACTGCCTCGCCGCCATGATGAGGCCAAGCAGGTAGGCGTCCTCGTCCTCATGCTCGACGCGGACGTGTGCCTTTAACTCAGCAAGCGACACCGGCTCGACGATGGGCTGCACGATCTTCTGCAGCGAGCGATACCGCCGCCCGGTTTCGCCAAGGTAGAAGTTAGTGAAGACGAGATTGTTGTATTGCACAGGCGCGTCCTTCAAAGAAAGCGGGGAGGTATGCTTGCCTACCTCCCCGCATCTTGGTCACGAGGCTTGCGGGCTTCCTTGCCCTCTAGTCACGTCCTGCGTATCAAGCCTTGGTCTGCATCGCCACAATCGCACCGACTTCGCTCGACGTGCCGACGCCGTGCACGGCGATGTCGAAGCGGTTGACGGCGACCATGAGGGTCTGGTCGAGTTCCGCGTAGCGGTCCTGGCTGGTGCGGATCGTCATGGCCTTGCGGTCGCCGTAGATGGCACCGAGCTCCAGATCGCCGAACAGCACCTTGGTCTTGGCCGAGTCGGAACCGAGCACGCTGTCCATCACGTTGACCAGCACGACCGGGTAGCCCATGAACCGCAGGCCGAGTGCGTTCTGCACGTCGTTCTGCGTGTTGCCGCCCGCGAGGCCGGTGCCGCTGCCGCTGGTGAGAGCGAGCCGCTGCATCGACGCCGCGAAGCCGGCGGGCGAGATAAACCACTTGGCGTTGCTCCTCGCGTACATCGGAAGAGCAGCCATCGCGGTCGTAAAGTCGGCGATGGAGAGCGTTTCGAAGCTCGTCGCGGTGGCCGAGCGATAGCGACCAGCGAGCGGCACAACGGGGTTGGTGCCGGTCGTCGCCTCCATCGCCTTGACCACGCCGGTGATGCCGCCGTGAGCAGAGGTGCCGTCGCCGTTGAACCCAGCGTCGTCGATGGTCTTGGCGAACGCACGGCCGATCTCCGTCACGATGTACGAAGAAAGGTCGATGAGCGAGTCGGCCAGAATCTCGTTCGACAGCCGGTTGCTGACGGCGAGCTTCTTGGCGACGAGGTTGACCCGCGACCACGATGCGTTGCTGTCGGTGATCGTGTTGTTCTCCGAAACCCAGTAGCCGGTCAGGCCACCGGCACGCTTCGGAATCGAGAGCGTCTCGGAAGTCATCGTCACGCTGCGGACGTTCGGAACGAACTGGCCGAACTCGTTGACCAGCACGATGACCTCATCCAACACCGGAGCGGGCAGGAGGTTGCCGCCGAGCGAGTCGGTCGTGTAACCCTGCGCCCGGTACTCGGGAGCGTTGTCGGCAATCCACCGCTTCGCCTCGGCATCGCCGAGCGCGGAGCGGAAGAACTGACCGGCCTTGTAGGCACGCTCGCCAACGTCGGCACCGGGGCGGAAACCACGAACATGCGAAACACGCGGGACGGCGAAGTTGGTCATCGGCTTTTCCTCGGTGATGGTGGCCGCGTCTTCAGCGACGACGACCGGGGCAGGGGCAGGGGCAGCACGGTTTAGCACCGCCCGCAGTTCGCGTTCCTTGGCGGCGATCTTGCGGAGTCGATCGATCTGGCTCTTGAGGCCCTCGGCGCGCTGGCAGAGTTCCTCCAGCTTGGCCGTCCGCTCGGCACCAACGGCTTCAGGCTCGTCGCCAATCACGCCCATCTCAGCCAGCACGCTGGCGAGAGTGTCGAGCAGCACATTGACTTGCTTGCCGTCGGCAACAACGTCGGCAGCGGAATCGGCGGGCAGAGCGTCAGCCATGAGAAAGAACCTCCAAGTGATTCGTGCAGAGACACAGTGCCTCTGTCACCGAACGTAGGAGGAAACGGCGAACCCGTCGCTCGGGAGCGTTCTATGTAGAACGCTTGCGAATGTCAGCCGCACGAACAATGCAGCGGCAGCGTGTACCGCACAGCTTGCACTCAAGGTAGCGAAGCTGGAACTCACCTCGCGGTTTGCTGGTGATCGTCCTTAGTTGTCCATTGCCGCAGTCACACTTGTCGCCAGAGCGTTTCTTAGCGTGCAGCATTAGCCTTGAGCCACTCCGTGAGGTCAGCGTGCTTGGCCTTAAGTTCCGTAGTTCGCAAGGCAAGTTTGACGGTGGCCTCGGCACGCTTCTGTGCCTTGCGTGCCTGCGTGTCGAACGACCGCCGTGCAACGTCCAACCCGCCGTCGCCGTAAGCAGGATACGTCACGGGTCCAACATCAAAGAGGTCGCCCACCCGCGTGATCGTGCGGATGTGCCGCCCGTTCTCGTCCACGGTCCACTGCTCGCCGTCGCGGGCGATGGTGAACGCGAACGAACTGCCACGCACGATGCCGCCTTCGATCAAGGCAAGCAAGTCTTGGCCGTAGGTGGTGGGCGGCACCGGGAACTCGTACCGCAGTCCGATTTCGTCCACGCCCAGCTTGAGCGTGTCGGGGTAGCGGGCCAGCGGCATGTTGCTGTCGTGGTTGAACAACGCCCGCGTCATCAGCGGGTTCTTGCGGCCACGCCGCTCGGAGACGATTGCGAAGGCACCGGGGTCGATCCGCTCGGTGAACTCACCGACCGCACCGTCCAGCGAATCGACGCCAAAGCGAGCAGCGTACCCGACAATGTAGGCGGTTTTGTCATCGCCACCCTCGGATGCAGCGCGCCGCTCGACGCGGAGCAGCGGCACAGCAACGTCGTCTTGCTCAACGGCGACAAACCGCCGCTCAATGTCGCCAAACTCACCAAGCTCAAGCGTTCGCTGCACGGCATCCTCCGTATTGTTCTAGAAGACTGGCGACACCATCGACTCCACCAACAACCTCTTGCATGTTGCACAGCCGAAACGAACCGCAGCCAGGGCGGTGATACACGCGGCGATGCTCAGGCAGTTTTCTTCCGTCCTGGCCGAAAACAAGCCGGTCATCAAACACGATAGTGTGGAGTGACGCCCCAGTACGGGACGCCCATTCGTGCTTGCGTTCAATCGCAGCGGCCTTCATGGTTATCTTGTCATTGCCATTGGTCAAAACAGTCTTCAACTCTATTCCAACAACGGCAATTCCGTCCTTGATGACAACGACATCAACAGGAGCGGATCCCTGAGTCTGCATGCCGCCGACGGCAACAGCCAACTCGCGTTCGTTATCGTCCTCAGCGTACGACTGAAGCTCGCGATCAATTGCCATCTGTGTCATCCGTATCCTGCAAGGACTCATCGGGCGTGACAGCAGGTCCATCTGAAACGGCAGGAGTTGCAGAAACTCCCTCGGACGGCGGCGCATCTCCAGCGGCAACTTTCTCAACGGTTGTCATGTTCAGCGGGAAGTAGTGGGAATCGCCGCCCTCGATAGGATTCAGGTTCTCGACGGCGCGCACTTCGTTGATCGACATGATTCCGCGATCAATCATTGCCGTGTAATAGCTGGACCGCGCCTGGGCATCGCCACGCATCAAATGCGACGTATCAAAAGACGCAAAGTGTTTCTGCGGATCAGCTATCAAGTCTCTTGCAAACGCTTTTTCAAAACGACGAAGCCATGGCAGAATTGAATACTGCACAAAATCGATGCTTTGCTGCTCGATATTGGAATATGTGGCCCGAGTCAGATCCTGAATCATGTGTGGAGGAACTCTGTAGAGGCGGCAGATTTCTTCAACCTGAAAACGCCGGGCCTCAAGAAACTGCGAATCGTTGTTGCTCTGGCCCTCAAGCTCGTGTGCCTTCAGCCCGCCTGTTAGCACAGCAGTCTTGCTGGACTTATCTGGGCCACGGTGCATGCGCTCCCAGTTCTCACGCAATCGCTCGGCCGCCTCGGGCGCCATGTTCGCGTCAGTCTCAAGCACAACGCCTGGGCGAGCACCATTTCCGAAGTACCTCGCGCCGTGCATTTCGCAAGCACGAGCAAGCCCAATGGCCTCCTTACCAAGATCCACAGGGATGCTAGGCGTGATGCCGTCGCGACTCATCCACGTCACGCGAAAAATCTGGTCTTGCGAGTAGACAGTCCTAGAACCGTTCGGCTCGGTGTAGGTGAATCGCAGCCGTCCGTTCTCGATCCGCTCTGCCTTCATTCGGCTTGGGTGGAGCGGCAGCAGTTCGGAAATTGACCCGGCCGGTCCAGGGACAATCTCTGAGTAGCACGCGCCGTACAGCCC